GGAGAGCCAGCTGACCTTCGGTCTGGGGGGCGATGGCGGTGGGTCGATTCGGTGCGGTCGATCGAGGTCCGGGCGTCATCGGAAGCTCAGCCCGGTCGGAATCGAGCGAAACCGAAGCCACAAGAGACCTCCGAGGCACGTACCGGCGGCGTGGGTGCCGGAAGGAGTTGGAGTCTAGCACTCACCAGCCACGTTCACGATGGAACAAAAGAACTATTCGATGATGTCGCGGCATGCGCGGCGGAGCTTTGCGGTCGGTTCACGACTGGTTGAGCGGCGGCCTCGAGCTCGCCAGGTTGGCTCGTCGCCTCCTGTCGGGTTACGCTACGCATGGCCTTCGAGCGGTGTCCCCGTAGCTCAGTGGATAGAGCGGCCGCCTTCTAAGCCTCCAGACCTATCCGCCGTGCTTTCCCTCGTGGTACCGCGACCGGATAGGGCACCGTTAGTTGCTCAGTTTCGCTCATCAGCCGTTGACATCGCAGCTACCATGTACGAGCCGGATGGTTCCGGCGGCCGGGTACAAGACGGCCGAACCGAATAGACTTCCTACCGCCTCGCCGGCGCTGCTTGTACCAGCACCTGCGGGGCGTTTTGTTTGGAGGTTCAAATGACCGCAACCGTCACCGCCCCGACCGAGGAAGAGATCCGCGCCGCGATAGCCCGCGAGTGGGGCCGGCGCCCGTTTCGAGACTCGATTACGGGACAGCCAACGGGCCTCCCGATCGAAGGGCACTATTCGGATGGTGTAGGCGCCTGCCTGGGTCTGTTGGACGATCTGTACGACCGAGACGACCTGAGGAAATCGGAGCAGGATCGGCTCGACGAACTGGTCTACCAGGCCGTCGACACGATCCGAGATGAGACCCGGCATCGGATCAACGAAGCTATTGTGGCCGCTGCGCTCGCCTTCGCGGCCGAGCATCCGGATGCGCCGCGAGCTGAGAGACAGGCCTAGTTTCCGCGCGGAAATCGTGGATCGGTCGGCAGCTCCGGCAGATCCACGTCGGATTCCGCGACGTCGACTGGTCCCCATATGCGCCAGCCGCCCTCGACCGTAAATTCCAGAAAGGTGAAGGCCTCTTCGATTCGAGAGAGCGAGATGAAGTTGATACCGCCGAGGTCCCCGCACTGAGAGGCAACGACGCTGGAATCGGGGTCGTCCTGGAAGGGGCGGAACCCGACGACGTCCATTCGCCTGCAGTCGTCGCGCGATCGGCCGAGGGCTTCTCTCAGGCGCGCTGCCGCGCCCGGGCCAGGACCGACCAGTTCCGCCAAGCGGAACGGTGCGAAGAGAGACGCGACAGTCGGGTCGTCGTCTGCTAACGCCCGCCAGAGCTCCGCGACGACCGAGCGAGGATCACCCAGTTCGAACTGCGGCATCTAGCTCCTTGTGAGTCGGATGTGGTGGGCGAGCTTGGCGGCTAGTTGGTCAACCGAACCCGTGTAGCTGCCGATGTTGATGTTGATTACGTCGCCGCCTGCAGACAGGGCGGCTGGCGAGGCCAGAACGGCGGCGCCGCTCGACACCGCGGCGTTGTCGTCGGCCGTCAGGATGCGTTCGGCGCGGTGGATCTTCGCGATCTGGTCGAAAGGGACGTATGGCGTGCCCACGTCAAAGCTGCCGAGGTTCTTGCCGGTGAACTTGCCGGAGGTGATCTTGACCGTTACGCCATTGAGCCCATCCTCCAGGGCCTTGGCCGCGTTGATGCCGCCCGTGTTCATGTTCCCCTGGAGTTGGTCGAGCGCGGTCTGGGTATCGGCCTCGACCTGCTGCCACATCGCGACGGTGTCGGGGTCGGTGGACGCCAGGCCGGCTTTCAGGGCGGCACTCTGCAGGAGCCCATTCAGCTTCTCGGCCTTCTGCGCCTTGGTGCCATAGTCGGCGTCTTCTTCCAGCAGCGCGACGCGGTTGGCTTGGAGCTGGACCTTCTGCTCGAGCAGGGCGTCCTGCTGCTGAGTCGTCAGCTTCTTCCAGGACTTCTTGTCGGCGATCTGGCGAGCGTTGTCGGCGATGTCCGCAGCGTTGGACTGCAGGCGGTAGGCGATGGTCGCCGCTGACACTTGCGTGTTCATGGCATCTGACCAAGCCGACGTCAGCGCGGCCTTGCTGCTCTGGATCGTCTTGACATCGTTGTCGAGGCCCTGCTGGATCTTGTAGTTGGCCAAAAACATCGCGGCCTCGGCCGCCGTCGGGATGCCGACATAGCCATCCGCTGTCGCCTGGGTGATCATGGCCGCGTCGCTTGTGATCTGGTCGGCGGCCGCCTTGTCCGCAGCTGCGACACCCCCGATGAACTCGCCGGTGGCCTTCTTGAACTCGCTGAGCGGCTTTTCCATGTTCCAGTTGGGCTGCAACTCTAGGTCGATCGGCTTGACAACATTATCCCCGATCCATGTCACGGCGCCCACGATGGCGGCAGGAATGGCCGCTGCCACGCCAACCGCTAGAGCACCCCCAACCGCGGCCCCGACCTGGCCGCCGGCGGCTGCGGCGTCCGTGCTCTCGCCAGCTATGGCGGCGGTGACCTCGGGGGTCCCCGCCGTGATGGCTGTGGCCTCGGCCTTGGAGGCCGCAACCCCCGCGGCAGTGCCCCCAGTCGTTCCGCCGGCGATCCAGGTCGGCAGCGTGAGGCCGAGCTGCTCGGCGATCTTGCCGATGAGCACAGCGCCGAGCGTGCCGAGCCCGGAGGCCATCTTCGGGCCCAACTGAGAGCCGACCAGGAGCAGGGGGCCGAAGGACTGGCCGAACGTGGCCAGTACTCCGCCGGCCTGGTGCATGAGCAGCGTGAAGCGGCTGCCCCAGCTGTCCTCTACGGCCTGCGCGGCCTTGTTGGTGGCGTCGGTCGTGTCGTTGGAGGAGGTTGCGAACTGGTCCAGGCTCGTGATCCCTGGCTGGAGAGCGTCGGCCATCTGCGACCCGAGCCGTGTTCCAAATGCCTTGCCGGCGGCCTGGGCTCGGGCGAGCGGGTCTTGGATCGAGGATATCTGGACGATTAGGTCGTTGAGCGTCTGGCCGGGCTTGAGTGCCTTGACGGCCGTCTGCAGGCCCAGCGCGGCTTTGCTCGCGTCGATGCCGGCCGAAGCGAACATGTTGAGCAGGTCGACGCCGTCCTTTTCGGACATGCCCATCGCCTGCATCGCCGGCGCGATCTTCTGCAGCGCGCTCTGCATGTCGGTGATGACGGTGCCGTACTTCTGATGGCTCGCCACGAGCTGGTCCATCAGCGTGCCTTCGTCGGCCGCCGTCAGGTTCCATGCGTCGGTGACGTCCTTCATGGACTTGACTGCATCCGAAGTCTGGTTCGTGGCTTCTTCGTACTTCTCAAACTTGACAGTCAGATCGTCGGCCGCCTGGCCTTGCAGACCGAAGCCGCTGATAACCTCGGCGAGCGACTGCTCCACGGAGTCCATCGAGAGCAGGCTGGTCTTGTAAACCTGGTCGATCGCGTTGCCCTGGTCGGCGAGCGCCTGGCCGGACAGCCCGGTATCCGCCGCGAGCTTCTGGGTGGCCTCATCGAGCGCGGCACCCTGGCTCGCGGCCAGGCCCAGCACCGCGCCGGCGGCCCCCTCGATAACCGTCTTGACCGCGGTGTTGATCTTCGTCTGCAGCTGCTTGGCCATCTTGTCGCCGGCGCTGATGCCGGTCTTGTCGGCGGCGGCAACAGCGGTAGCCTCAAACTGGCCCGTGTCCAGGACCAGGCGGGCGACAGCGTAGATGTCAGCGATGGAGCCCATCAGGCACGTCCTTTCAGACGATGGTCGCGGCGTGACCTACATTCCGCGCGGAATGTCTGGCCGGCGCTCGAGAAGCAACCGAGCGCCGGCCGTTTGGGAGCGAGCTGGGTATCGACTCGCTCTCTTGATTACGCGCCCTCTTCGGCCTCTTCGATGTCCGTGAGAACCTCGAAGTAACTCGAGCGCGTCACGACGCAATCCATGCGGGCGTAGGCGCGAACCCACACCTGCAAGTTGCGGAAGGCCGAGCCGTCGCTGTCGCCGGCGACACGGCTTACCTCGAGGGTCACATCGGTCCGGAGGCCAATCAGGAGGCGGCTGAAGTCGCCGAGATAGGCCTCGCCGGTGTCGGCCTGGTTGGTGATGAACTTCCCGAGATTGCGGAAACTCTCGGGTGGCGTGAGCGGATCGTGCAGGCTGTTGGTGAGCCGATCGAGGATGCCCGAAACCGCCGGGCTGTAGATCACGGAGCCCGGCTCGCCGTTCGCGGTCCGGATCCGCTCGACCGCGGCGCTGAACGGCCCGTAGGTCGTCAGAGGGTCGCCCAGCGGCGTCACCGTGGCGCCGCTGTTCAAGATTCCGATGGGGTTGAGCTGGACGGCAGGCGGCGTGGCGATCGCACCACGAAGTGCCGCGGCGTCGATCGCCAGGGCGAGGGCGGCGCTCAGGTCGCGGTCGATGATGCCTTCGACGTCCTGGCCATCTTCAGCGAGCTCCACCGACATCTTGGCGACGGCCATGATGGTCTTCGCCGTGAGGGTTACGGCGTCGAAGGTGAGATCGCTAATCGCCGAAAGAGCGGCATTCTCGCCCTTCCACTGGCCGGCCGCGCCGGCGATCTGGCGCGGAATCCGCAGTGTCGACGAGGTCATGGGGATGGACGACGCGCCGGCCTGAATGACGCGGGCTTGGTTGCGGGCCAGGTCGATCAGGTTGGCGCTGAGCGGATCCGGGACCAGAACTCCGCCGCCGGAGGGCGAGCCGCCGCCCATCTGCGCTCGGAAGTCGACCCCGGCATCCTTGCCAGTGACCATGCTCCGGATCATCGCCGACAGGGTCAGACCCTGGCCGGGTGCATCCTGGGGCACGAGCGCGGCGAAACGATCCTTGGGGCCCATGATCCGGATGCCGTCGGGCGTCACGATACCGGCACCGCCCGCGGCGGATCCGGATCGGGTCGACCAGGGCACGATCGGCTGACCGCTCATGTCCCGCCCGGCCGGGCCAGCATCGCCGGCGGTGCGGGAAGCTTCGGAGAGGGCCGTCAGGCGGTTAGCCTCGGCGAGAAGCCCGTTACAGCGAGCGTCGTCTTCGGCGCTCATGGTCCGACCCGCATCCTCGGCTGCGGTGATGATGGCGCGGGCCTGGTGAAGCTTGGCGATCGCGTCTTCGCGGAGTGATTCAGCACGTCCCATCGGGCATGCTCCCTTTCGCTG